AAAAAAAAAAAAAAAAACTGTTACAATTCTCTGTAACAGCTAAAACCCCTTTTATAATAAGATATTGAAAGGGGTAAAAAACTGACTGTTACAGCGTTACAGAAAAAAAAGTATGAACCTGAAAATTTAATGTATGTGGTGGTTTACTGCACAACTGTACAAAAAAAGACTGAAAATCCCCAAAAAAGAGGTTGCCTAAGTATGTAAATAGGTTGGGTAAGTAGTACTACTAATATATGATTTATAGAAAAGAGTATAAAACTAAAGAAAAACTGAAACAAGGTAACAGTAGAGAATATAAAGGATACAAGGTCGATATAAAGAATACACTAACCAAAATCTCACCCTTTCCTTGTGGGTTATTCTTCCTCTTTATGTCATAGAGATACAGGCGTTTGTAGTAGTTTGTGCAGTCGTTGCCAACCCAACGCTAAATGACGTGGATATATCGAACAACCCTCCGCTTAGAGCGGAGGGTTGTTTATCAAAAAAATAACATTCTATGGTTTTCGACAAGAGATAGTCGTAATTATGTGCTACTATTTAAGCCTGAAAGAGCAGCCTCAATCATACTCATTTGAAGTGCGCCCATCATATCCATTTGAGATATTGCAGCGTATTCACTCTCCAGTCTAGCAACAAATTCCTTCAATTCTTTTTCTATCTTTTCAGATTCTTTTTTTGATTCATCAATTTGCTCTTGAATCAAATCTTTTTCCAATATGGTCGTACCGCTCATACCGTCATCGCTAAACATCGTTCTAGTATCTTCTTGAATGAGATTTGCAAGACCGGGTGTATAATTTATCGTGTTTCTTTCAATCTTATTTATAGCTCCTTTAGGATCAATTGAAAACTCTAACCCTCTTAAAATCGATTCTTGTTTCTTGTCTGGATCTTCAAAAGAAACATTGAACCTACCCGTCCCTTCATTATGAACAATACTATGCGCTATTATAACTTCCCCGTTTACTGTAGCTATAAAACGAGTTACCTTTCCGTCTAAACCAAAAGTTGTTTCTGTTAAAATATCTTTGCCGACAATTGCTCTATCTATTATTTGTTTATCAAATTCACCAGGTAAATATTGAATAGTCGATAAGTTTCCAGGAGTTGGAGTTATTTTCACGTCTGTAATAAAAAACTTGCAAATAGATTCAAAATCATCTTTAAATTTCTTAGTAAAAACACTTTCATCTTCAAAATAAACCTCTTCATATTCAACACCGTCTTTGTGACATTTTTTTAACCCCATCCCAAGTTCGTAAATAGATTGTATGTCACCCTCTTTACCAAGTTTTGTAGTGGTAAACCTTTCCCAAATTTCACTTGCTTCAATCATTAAAAAAGACCCTCTCAGAGGTGAATCTGAGCTATCATATGAACTCATAAGGGTTGTAGGATCGGCGTATTTATCTTTATTTACTGAACGTGTAGATTGATTGTTTTTAGCAACGATATACGATAATTGGTTTAAAGAGTTGCCAAATTCAACAATCATTTTTTTTATGTTAGAATTATCTGCTTTAACTTTTATCGTGCTATAATTAAGACCACCGTAAATCCCGTTTGCTAGAGCTACATTATTTGTATTTTTCCTTCCTGATAAGTCAAATGATAAACCTTCAACGACATTTAAAAATTCATTGGAAGGTTGTTCTCTTCGAATGCCGTTTATATAAGCTATTGCATTAATACCGTCTGCGTTACTTTGTGAGTGTAGATTACCTCCATTAAGAGCATTACCTTCGCCCCTATTGCTATAAGCAACGTTTATAGTTCCAACTCCAGTGTTTTTTGCTCTAACTTCAATAAAAACAGTTCCTAACCCATCTGGGTTCTTATCTCCTTCGACAAGAAAAGCTTCAAATTCATCTCTAGACGCAAAAAATACATGATTGATTTTTTCTGTTATTTGCTCAACTTTATCTCCCACAACAATATCTATAATTCGTGCTTTTCCACCTACAGTTAATGTCATAAGTCCGTCTTTACCTAAAGCAGTATCTTTGGTAAAACCAACCCCATTTGCCAAAGAAAGTATTAGTTCCGAAGCAGTTGCTACTTGTTGTACGGCTATTTTTGTATCGCCTACTAAAGCTTTGTCGTCAACATGAATATTCGTTATATACTCACTTGAAGTATCTAAATCTTGAGTACTCGTAATAAATGTTTTTCTATTAAATCCAGCTTGAAAAGGATCGGTAAGAGAAGAAGCTTTAACTTTTATATCACTCAATACTTTTTGTAGCTGAGAAACTTCTGCTAGTCTAGTTTCTTTGACGTCAATTTTATCGCTCGTCTCAGCTTTTGATAATTCTAACTGTTCAGTTGCTTTTTTTATAAATTTATCTTGTGAGCCGAGCATACTCGCAAGTCCTATACCTTTTCCGATAGCGTCAGTTATCCCCATAATCAAATCTCACTAAATATAATAATTAATTTTCAGTATGTCATAAGACCTTCCTCAACACAATACCGCTCACAAAGTCTAATTGAGCAAAAACAATGCCAAGACTCTTGTATTTGTAATATTGAACTTTTAACCTCTACTACAATACTTAATAATAGACGTGTCTTTTTACCTGCATTTATAAAATTGTATTGAGTACTTGTTGAGCATTATGCTTGCCTCTAACAAATATTTCTGTTTGTTTAATAAGGATATAAATCAATTATTATGAGATAGTTTTTATGAAGAAAGGTGATTACGGAAATCCGAATGGTTTGTATTTATCTGCGGAAGGATTAAAAAACTCTTCTACAATAAGCGATTTGAGTTATAGAAAATCAATGACTCAAACCTCTTTTTATTACGAAGCTAAAAGTTACTTAAAGCCTTTTCACGATCTAATAATACATAAGATTACTGGTGTTGTTGGCGCTAAAGTGTGTGATGATTATAATAAAGCCCAATCACAACAATGCCCTCCTTTAAACCTTGCTCAATATCTTGCTAAAAACGACCATATACTACAGGTAAAACAACAATATCCTGATTTGTTCGATCAATATAATCATATTTTTAAAACCATGATGCAACCTTGTTATGATTTTGCTCATTCCATAGGAAAAGTTTGCAACGTACTTGCTATAGATAGTATTGTGAGTGATTTCAAAGTTGAATATCCAAAAACTACCAGTCTATATTTTGACGTAGCCGATAAATCTTTATGGCAAAACGGTTTTCCTAAGATAAGTTGCAAAGAAAATTTGATCGAAATAAGTGATGATATTTTTCATAAGATAGAAGAACAAAGTATTCAGTTATCTATTGATAATAGTTCGAATTCTTTACCAATTATAGAAGAACAAAAACAAGGTATGACCGAACTTGAAAAAGCTCTAGCTCGCATTAAAGAACTCGAAGATCAAAATAATAAAAAAGATATTAGGATTAAAGAGTTGGAAGATCTGAATAACGAAGAATTGTTTGGAGACTTAAAAAAAAACGAGTCTAAAGATAAAATAATAGAAGAGCAATCGTATACTATTAGCGATCTAAGAAAAGACAAGATTGAGCTAAGATTAGAAAAAAACGAGTGGAAAACAAAATGCGAAGTTAAAGACAACTCATTACAAAAAATGATTGAAGAGTTAACGGTCGAAAAGGCTAAAGTTAGTGAACTTACTCAAAAAATTGGTGTACACAACCATGACGGCTCTAGTTCGTGGATTAAACTAGAGCAAGAGGAAATCTTTAATGCAGGAGAGGGTGGTCTTGAAAATGAAAGTTTTGATTAATACAAGAGAGGTTATTAATACGCCTGCGAATATAATTAATGGAGCGCAAGCTGCGCGCCTTTTATCTTGCAAGAAAGATTTAGGGTTTACTACATCCCGAAGCTTACTTATCGGGTTTTAGGTTTGTAATATAAAACTTCTGCAATCAAATATAGGACTTGATTAATTCCAAGCCCCACCTTTCTTTGATATCTCTACCTAAAAATTCATCACTATATTTGTTGATTTCTATGTATTTAATAACATCTATGATAAATTCACGTTCAATGACTATGAACTGGCTATTAGTTAAGCACTTCAACCATTCAGATAAACTATGTATTGAAACTTCTTTTAGTGAGCTAGTATAGAGATTTAATATCTCCGCTCTTGGAATAAAATAGTTTTTCATGAGGAAACACCTAGTTAGTTAAAGGTGCCAGGAGCTTTCTCTAGTTGTTACCAACTGCAACTATATTTCGTGTCGTAGACACTTATAATAGTCGACTCCTAGCATAACTAGGTTTTAGTTGTTAGCGGAGAGAGAAAACCACCGATAGCTCTTAGAATTTACCAGTAATTAGGTAGGTGTTCAATTAAAAACATTCTAACTTGCAATAAGGTTAGGGAGTTGTTCTAAAGAGTGAGTTTAGTCTTTTTTGTATGTTGGTAGTAAAAGAGGTTTGAACTTATTCGGCAACGCTAAAATCAGCCTATATTTAGTTGTCATTTATGAAGACATATAGTATTTTGGTCGTGGGGTTACTTAAAATTGTTTTAAGTAACCAGACCACAAGTTCAGAAACCCGAAAAGTAATGAACAAGAGAAACGATTTAGTTTTGATTAGAAACGAACAACAGCGAGTTTTTTGTTTTAATCGAGTACAATTTTATACACCAGATGACCCTATAGTCAACAACTATAATATCCCAAAAAGATATTTTTTAGTATAATAATCGACATTTTTCTCATCATTCATAAACGGGTTTCTGAACTTCATAATTTAAAATGAAGTAATAAATCTATGTCTATTCAACACTACACAAGAGACTTTTTTAAAGAAGCTCATCAACTATTAAAACAACAGGGCTACAAAAATTATATTCAAAGTTTACTCCCTGGCGGTAAATGGCAGAGTAGCGAATATATAGTACTAAACCCAACAAGAAGCGATTCCAAGGCTGGTTCTTTCTCTATTAATGGAAGTAATGGAAAGTGGAGCGATTTTGCCGTTGGTGAGGGTGGTAACGACCTAATAGGACTTACCGCTTACGTCAAAAGTATAACCCCACTAGAATCTTGTTACCATATAGGCGTACCACGCCCTGATAAAACAAGCTCCCAAGAAATAAAAAAAGAACTCAAGAAGAATAATACGCACAATGCTCAAGCACCTATAAAAGAGCTACCGCCAATATCCCAAGAACTATTAGACGAACTAACAGCATTAACTCAAGAAAGAAGAGAATCAACAGGAAATGAGGAGTTACCAATCGTAACTATTAGCGATACTGAACTA